TTGTAACTATTGAAGAAGGTTCAAGGGATATTTTATCTATTAGAAGAAACTATGAAATAGGTGACGATAAAAAACAAAAGATACCATACTTTGTTCATTTTAAATTTTTACCTGGTTTAGGTTTTTACGGTTTTGGTTTAATCCACATGATTGGTGGATTATCAAGAACAGCGACGACAGCCCTACGTTCGCTGCTTGATGCAGGGACACTTTCTAACTTACCCGCAGGATTTAAAATGCGTGGCATTAGAATTAGAGATGATGCGCAATCCATACAACCAGGAGAATTTAGAGATGTGGATGCACCAGGCGGTAACATAAAAGATTCTTTTATGACACTACCTTTCAAAGAACCATCTGCAACTTTATTACAGCTTATGGGTGTCGTGGTTTCTGCAGGACAGCGCTTTGCGTCGATAGCAGATCTTCAAGTTGGAGAGGGTAATCAACAAGCGGCCGTGGGCACGACAGTAGCTTTGTTGGAACGTGGATCGAGAACAATGTCAGCGATCCACAAAAGAATTTATACGGCACTTAAAAACGAATTTAAATTAATGGCTAGAGTATTTAAATTATACTTGCCAAACGAATACCCATATGATGTCGTGGGAGGTCAAAGAATGATTAAGCAACAAGACTTTGACGACAAGATAGACATCATACCAGTTGCAGATCCAAATATTTTCTCTCAAGCGCAAAGAATTTCTATTGCCCAAACGGAACTGCAATTGGCTAGCTCCAACCCACAGCTTCATAATTTGTATGCTGCGTATAGAAACATGTATGAAGCTTTGGGTGTAAAAAACATAGATACAATTTTAAAACCAATAGCAAGACCAACACCAATGGATCCCGCTGTAGAACATATACAAGCTTTATCTGGAAAACCTTTTCAAGCGTTTAAAGGACAAGATCATCAAGCACATATTACAGCGCATTTAAATTTTATGGGGACAAACATGGCTAGAAATAATCCTGTGGTTATGGCAAGCCTGCAAAAAAATATTTTTGAACACATATCTTTGATGTCTTTAGAGCAAGTAGAGATGGAATATCAATCAGAGATAGCACAACTACAACAAATACAACAAGATCCACAAGCAATGCAAAATCCTTCGATACAACAAGGTGTAATGGACATAACTATGAAGATAGAATCTAGAAAAGCTGTGTTGATTGCAGAAATGATGGAGGATTATAACAAAGAAGAGAAGAAAATATTGGGTGATTTTGCAAATGATCCTATCGCTAAGTTAAGAGATAGAGAATTAGACCTTAGAGCGCAAGAAAATATGAGAAAAGAGCGTGAAGGAGCGGAAAGATTGAACCTTGACAAGATGAGAGCGATGATGAATCAAGAAAATCAAGAGAATAAGCTAGAACAAAACGAAGAATTGTCTAAAATGAGAGCAGATACGTCCATACAAAAGACAATTTTAAGTAAAACACTGCCAAATGCTGATCAAATGATACCAGACATTGACATTATAAGAAAAGAAAATTAATTTAATAAAAAATAAGGAGAAAAAATGGAAAAACTAGACAAAATCCAAGAAGTTAAGGTTGCAGAAGAGAGTATTGAGATTGATCCTAGATCAAAAACTACTGCTTCAAAGGCCTACAACTATATTGGAACAGGTAAACCTGAAATGGAGATACCTGGACAAGGCGCAGTAAGACCAGAGAAGAAAAGAAAATCTAAGGCGTATTAATGGCTTGGTTTGGTTTAGCAAAAGTAGCTTTACAAGCCGGAACGCACATATTTAAGAAGCGTCAAGAGACTAAGATGGCTATGGCTGATGCACAACACATGCATGCAAAGCGTATGGCCGACGGTCAAGCCGAATACCAAGGCAAATTGCTAGAGGCTAGGCAATCGGACTGGAAAGACGAATTCGTTTTACTTGTGCTAACGGCGCCGATAGGAGTTTTGGCGTGGGCGGTCGTATCGGATGATCCGATGGCTATGGACAAAGTAAAATTGTTCTTCGAATATTTCTCGGCACTGCCGTCGTGGTTCACAAATTTGTGGATACTTGTCGTTGCGAGTATATATGGTATAAAGGGAACACAAATATTTAGAAACGGAGGAAAAAAATGAGAAACGATTACGGTAAAAGAAATAAAATGATGGGTGGCGGAGTTGCAGAAGCAGCAAGAAAAGTTCGTGCAGGCATGAAAAAAGGCGGCAAGATTCCACCACAATTAAAAAAATTCGTAATGGCTAAAAAGAAAAAAGCCAAAATGAAAAAAGAAAAATAATGGCGGGAAAAGGTTTGTACGCAAACATTCACGCTAAACGTAAACGTGGCGGTAAGATGCGAAAGAAAGGTGCAAAGGGTGCACCAAAATCATCTGACTTTAAACGTGCAAAACAAACAGCGAGGAAATAATGACTAAACTATGTCCAAGAGGTAAAGCAGCGGCGAAAAGAAAATTTCGTGTTTATCCGTCAGCATATGCAAACGCATACGCTAGCAAAATTTGTGCAGGTAAAATTAAAGATCCTTCTGGTGTGAAAAGAAAAGATTTCAAAGGTCGTAAACCATCTGCAATGGGTGGAAGAATAATGGCTGCAAAAGGTTTTCCTGATCTTAATAAAGATGGAGAAGTTACAAAAGCAGATATTTTAATAGGTAGAGGTGTAATACCAAGAGAACAAAAAAGTAAAGGTGGTGTTGCAAGAGGTTGTGGTGCTATCATGAAAAATAGACGTAAAAAAACTAAAATGTACGCGTAATGCTATGGCTAAAAACGGTCTTGATAAATGGTTCAAACAAAAATGGGTAGACATTGGTTCCAAGAAAAAGGATGGTTCATTCGCAAAATGTGGCCGTTCAAAACAAAAAGCAGATGCGAAACGAAAATATCCGAAATGCGTCCCACTTGCCAAAGCCACACGGATGACCGACTCGCAAAGGGCGAGTGCTGTCAAACGAAAAAGAGCAGCGGGTAATACAGGACCTAAACCTACAAACGTTAAAACAATCGTAAACAGAAAAAGAAAAGCTGCGGGTGGACCGGGTTCTACTAACACTCCGTATTTTGGTCGTAGTATAAAAGGTGATTACGGAGGAGTGAATTTGTCTAATCCATCTTATGTTAAATATTATAAGGGGATGATTTAGTGCTAGAGCAAAGAGTATTAATGGCAAAAGGTGGTATGCCACCTAGAAATAAAAAGAACTTTAGATCTACAAAATCTGGAGCAGGCATGACACAAGCTGGGGTCAAAGCCTATAGAAGATTAAATCCTGGCTCTAAACTAAAAACAGCGGTCACTGGCAAAGTCAAACCAGGATCTAAAGCTGCTAAAAGACGTAAATCATTCTGTGCGAGAAGTGCAGGTCAAATGAAAAAATTTCCTAAAGCTGCGAAAGATCCTAATTCAAGACTAAGACAGGCCCGTAGAAGATGGAAATGTTAATCACTTTTTTTAAAAAAATATTTGGTATTGAAGCTTTAGAAAAAAGAATTAGATTTCTAGAAAGAAAAAATTATTGGAGAGAAAAATATGTCAGACCCGAAAGTGGGAACAGGTAAAAAACCAAAAGGTTCAGGAAGGAGATTATATACAGATGAAAATCCAAGAGATACTGTCAAAATTAAATTTGCGACTCCAGCCGACGCTAAGAAAACTGTTGCGAAAGTTAAAAAGATTTCAAAGCCGTTTGCGAGGAAAATCCAAATCTTAACTGTTGGTGAACAGCGCGCCAAAGTTATGAAAAAAAATAAAGTCGCTGCTATATTTAAGAAAGGCAAAGATGCTATTAGAAGAACTAGAAATAATAAGTAAGATACAAAAAAACTTAAAAGACTCTTACCAAAACGTGGGAGATAGCATGATAAGTGGGGGTGTTGACAATATGGAGAAATACAAGTATCTATTAGGACAAGCACATGCTTATTATAAAATATCACAGGACATCTCTAACCTGCTGAAAAAGAAGGAGCCAACAAATGAAGTTACGACCAACCCAACCAATGTCGTCAAGTTCGACGCCACCAAAGATTAAATTAGCTTTAGAAGAAAAATATAAAGAAGAAGATAAAAAAGAAACTGAAGCTTACGATCGTTTAAAAACAAAAGAAACAGCTAAACTACCTAAACCCACTGGGTGGAGGTTACTAGTTCTGCCTTTTAAAATGCCAGAAAAAACTAAAGGAGGATTGTTCTTAGGACAAGATACTTTAGAAAGGCAACAAGTAGCATCAACATGCGGACTCGTTTTAGAAATGGGACCACACTGTTATGACAAAGATAGATACCCAGAAGGTCCTTGGTGTAAAAAAGGTGATTGGGTTATATTTGCAAGATATGCTGGATCTAGAATTCAGATAGATGGCGGGGAAGTAAGATTGCTAAATGATGATGAAGTTTTAGCAACCATCGAAAAACCCGAAGACATACTTCATCAATTTTAACATAGGAGAAGACTATGCCAGAAGAAGAAAAAAAGACAGTAGACATAGATACATCCGGACCGGAAGTTGAGGTAGAATTACCAGAAATTAAGGAGGATAAAAATGAAACTATTGAAAACAATACTGAGTCCACAGACTCAGCTGAGAAACCTAGTGAGCAGCCTGCTGTTCAAGTTAGTGAAGAAAAGAAAGAACCAGAGCAAAAGAAAGAATTAGAAGAATACTCAGAAGGGGTAAAAAGAAGAATCGCAAAGTTAACTAAAAAAATGCGAGAGGCAGAACGTAGAGAAGAAGCTGCAACTTTTTATGCAAAAGGTGTTCTAGAAGAGCAAGAAAAATTAAAATCAAGATTAGCTAAATTAGATACAGGTTATGTTTCTGAAATGGAAGGCCGAGTAAAATCTAGTATGGAAGCTGCTGTTGCTAAATTAGCAAAAGCCAGAGAAGAAAATAATCTTAAAGATGAAGTTTCTGCTCAAGCTGAGATATCAAGATTAGGGTATGAAGAGGCAAGGCTTAATGATTTAAAATCTAAAAAAGCTGTTGAAGAAAAACCTGTTGAACAACAAGCAGAAGAAGTAAATCAACAAATACCTAGAAGGGTGGATCCGAAAGCTCAAGAATGGGCAGAAAAGAACACCTGGTTTAATAAAGATTTGGTTATGACCGAAGGGGCCAAAGCAATCCATAGACAATTAGTAGAGGAAGAAGGGTACGATCCTGTTAATCAATCAGAGGAATATTATTCTGAAATTGACAAAAGAATAGCTCTTGAATTTCCCCACAAATTTGTTACAAAGGATGAAGAAACGACTAAGCCTACTCAAACTGTTGCATCAGCAACGCGTAGTAGCAGATCTGGTCGCAAAACCCAAAGACTCACACCGTCTGAGGTAGCAATTGCTAAAAAATTAGGTGTGCCACTCGATAAATATGCTGAACAAAAAGCAAAACTCACGACTAAGGAGGCGTAAGAGATATGAGTAATGATAAAATAAAAGCCGACAATCGTGCGAGTCAGGTTAAAAGTGACGATAAAAAAATTGAATCACAAGCTTCAATGGTGAAACCACCAGAACAAGCAAAGCCTTGGACTCCACCATCATCTTTAGATGCACCCCCTGCGCCAACAGGATTTCAACATAGATGGCTAAGAGCTGAATCATTAGGATTCCAAGATACGAAAAATATTGCAGGAAGACTAAGATCCGGATACGAGCTTGTAAGAGCTGACGAATATCCAGATTCAGACTACCCAGCTATTGAAGATGGCAAATACAAGGGGATGATCGGAGTTGGTGGCCTAGTGCTGGCTAGGGTGCCCGTAGAGATTGCAAAAGGTAGAAATGAATACTACCAAAGAATGCATGACGACAAGGTTAAAGCTGTCGATAACGATCTCATGAGGGAACAGCATAGAAGTATGCCGATCAATATTGATCGTCAATCTTCTACAACCTTCGGTGGCTCAAAGAAAAGTTAATTTTTTAACAATTCAAAGTCCGCCGGATAAACTAACAATGTCTAAGGAGGACAACTATGGCGACTAATCAAGACGCACCTTTTGGTCTAAAACCAATTGGTAAAGTTGGTCAAAACAGAGACAACCAAGGTTTATCCGAGTATGATATAGCTGCTTCGGCAACTGCTATCTACTTCAACGATCCTGTCAAAATGAAATCTGACGGAACAATTGAAGTTGCAGGTGCGGGAGGAGCAATACTAGGTTCCTTGGGTGGTATCTTTTTTACCGACGCAAGCACAAGCAAGCCTACGTTCGCAAATCACTTAAACGCATCAAACACAGCGACTGATATCGTTGGGTTTGTTACTGATGATCCGTACGAAAGGTTTGAAATACAAACAAACAACTCTAGCGCATCGCAAAAAACTGACATCTTTAATGTTGCAGATATTGTGTACGCAGCTGGAAGTTCACCTGACTTCGTGTCACAAGTTGAATTAAATGATTCAACTTTAGCGAATGGTTCATCTGCTACTTTGCAGATCCTAGGTTTATCTAGAGATCCATCAAATAACACAGTTGGCGCTGCCAACGTGAATTGGATCGTTAGAATAAACGAACACGAGTTAGACATGAACGTAAATGGAGTATAAGGAGGATAACTATGGCCATTTCTAGAGGACAACTAGTTAAAGAACTAGAGCCAGGTTTGAATGCCTTATTCGGCCTGGAATATAATCGTTATGAGAATCAGCATGCTGAGATCTATACTACTGAAAGTTCAGACAGAGCGTTTGAAGAGGAAGTAATGTTATCAG